GCTTAGGCCCTGCGCGTTACTCATGTTTATAATAGCGTCAATTTGCGACTGAATTTTAGCCGCGTTTTGTTCTGCTATTGTGCCTACATTCTTTTGGCTTTCTATAAACTTCTGCACTTGCGCAGGACTTGCCCCGCTGGCATAGAGTCTATTTATTTCGGCTTGCGTAGAAAGTTGGGCCTGCTGTTTTCCTAGTTCGTATTCCAGCATTTTGGCGCTGAGTTCCTGCAACTTGGCAAACGCAGCCTTGGCTTTGGCTTGCTTATAAATTTCGTTTGTTAAATTGGTAGTCGCAGTTTTTAACTCTTCGCTTCCGACCTTGTCTAGGTTTTGGTTAGCTAAAAAGTCTGGGTAAATTTTCTGTATTTCGGCAAGCGCATTTTTGCGCTCTACCATGCTAGCGTTATGGTTATTAACTACGGCCAGCAAACCGCTAACGCTTTTAACCTCCTCTTCAAAATTCTTTTGTGTTTCGCTATTAATTTCGTTAAATAACTTTTGCTGCTCTGCCGCTTTCTTTATTCTGTCTTGGTAGTTACCTACTGCTATAACAATAGCGGCCACTGCTGTGGCTGCCAATGCCCAAGGCGCTGCTGCCATTGCTAGGTTAAACGCCCTTTGCACTCCCGTGGCTGTGCCTACTGCGGTAGCGTAAGCCGTTTGTGCAGCAGTTAACACTGTGGTCCGCAAAGCAAGCAAGCCCTGCATGGCTGCGCTCTCCTCTTGTAGTAAGGTTTGAATTTCCTGCAAACCAGTTACGACTGCCATAACTGCTTGGAGTTTAACCATTGTTTTAGTTAAGTTCTCACTCTCTACACCCATTAAAGCAGTGGCGCCTTCTACTACTGAATACGCCCCAGCGACCGCCTGCACCGTTCCTATAACAGCGTCTAGCCTTCTAGTGTCACTAGCAAAGTAGGACACCTCAGCGCGGGCGTCGCCTATGCTGTCTTTAATTCTACCCGCTTGCTTTATAATGTCATTAGCTACATTTTGAAACTCTGGCCCCAAGGCTCTAGCCTCCATAGCCAAGTTGGTTAACTGCCTAACAGTTCCAGCCGTTGGGTTCTTAGTTGAAATTGCCGCCAGTTTCTTTTCTATTTCGGTTGCAGCCTTTGCAGTCTCTGCACTCATTTTAGAGCCGCTCGACTGAATAGCCACAATAGCCTCCTGCAAACCTTTGCGCAGTTTCTCTATGTCTGCACCTATAACAATGTTTAACGACCTTGCCATTACCTAGTATAATTAATTATAAAGTCCTGAGAAACTTGGTAAACTCCAGCAAAGCCCGCTTCATCGTCGGTTAACTGTACCTCGCTGTCTAGTTCTATTGTTTGACATTTAACGCCGTTAAAAGTTGCTGGCAATGTAGCAGCCTCAAACGCTGCCCTTACTTGCTCAGCGACCGCCGTAGCGCTTGCGAATGTAGTGCCAAAAGAATTAACCTGCACCCGTGCAAAGTCTGTCCGGCTGTGGCTCGTATTTGTGGGGCTGGTAATTATGCTAACAAGGTTGTAACTTATTGCAGGAAAAGCAGACTCTTGCGGAATGCGCAAGGGGTTTAAGCGTGTACTAACAAGAGCAGTAAGCCCCGCGTAGTTGCTAAGAATGTTATAGGCTATTTTTATAGGGGCGCTCATGCTTTGGCGTCTGGGGTTAACTTGTCAAAGACATGCGAATATAACTTAACTGCCTCCTCTATACTAATATAGTCGCGCTCTTCCCAAGGAAAAGTTAACAAGCGTTTTGGCTCTATGGGCTTTTTAAGGTGAGGCGCCATAGAAGTAGCAACCGCCCAGCGCATAAGTTCCCACTGGTTCCTATACTCTTGAGTCTGCGCGGACCGCATGCCCTCAAGTTTTAACCGCCAAAAGTGGGGCGTGCATTTCCAAAACTCGGCCTCACTTAGCCCAAGTTCTCCATAACTAATGCGCTCAATTTTGCGCCAAGTAAGCGGGGCGCTGTCGCCCTTGGCTGTTACTTTCCCTCTGGCTCGTCGCTAGAAAAGAAGTCAGTAACCGCAGCAGTAAACGCGTCAAGTGCAGGGGTTAACTCGGAAAACTTCCGAATAGCTGCGCCTAATTTGTCAACAGTTTTAAACGGTGTTTTTTCGCCCTTGGCTTCGTAGCCTTCAACAATGCCGTAAAATGCGCAGGCTAGTGCAAAGTCCATAGACTTGGCTAAATCCTTTTGCATGTTTAAGTCTGCAAAGTTTTCCATGCCAGCCAACTGCATTACATTTTTAAGGCTATTCATGTTAAACAAAAGGGGATGACTAGCACCCCCTATTTTAATTTCTGTGCTCATGGCACAAATATAGTAAAACAATTATTAAACTGCGCCAACGGTCAATGCGCCAGTACCTTGCAATGTGCCAGTAAAAGTTGCTTTGTCGTTATTGGGGGCGCTCAAAGACAAACTGCTAAAGAAAGCCGAGCCCGTCATTTTTTGGTCGCCAGCGCTGTTAGTAGTCATTACAACAGTTACAGAAGTACCAGCTAACAAGTCGGTCAAAAGGTCTTTAAAAGATTGGCCCTGCGTGCTTACGCTTGCGTCCTCTTCAAAAATTCCCTCTACATTTAAAGTGTAGCCGTACTCGCCTGCAATGAATTCCTTTGCGCCTGCGCTGTCTTTGTTAGTTACATCAATCATTTCTTTTGTAATGTCGATGCTGTGAGAAGTCGCGTTAGCGATTTTAGTTAATGTGCCTGCTACATCCTTATAGATGCTAATAAGCGTGCCGTTTACTAATCCAGTAGTTGCCATGGTTATTTATATGTTAAGTTATTTTTCTTTGCTAAGTCGCGCAGCATTCCGTCTACGCCTTTAATTACTTCGTCCGTTACATTAGACGCGTTTCTGTCTAGGGCTGGGCGCATGAATGGGCGAGGCGCTAGGCTTCCCGTATAGCGTCCGTTTGACTGAATGCGGGGCGCTGTGCCATATTCAAACATTACGCCGAGGTAGTTGTTATAGTATTCTTTACGCAAGCCTATTAAAGTCTTGTCTAGGTTCGTGCTGTCTTTGGTAGTAATAAAACCAATAGAGTCGCGCAAGTCGCCCGTGTTAACTGGTACTAAACTTTTAGCCGTTGCTATAATGGGCTCAGCACTTTTGCGCAGCAACTTCTGCAACTTGGGGCTTTTAATGTCTACACCAATAGCCTCTAGCGCGTTAATTACTTCGCTCATTCCCTCTATGTTTTTGTCGCTAGCCATTACAGTGTAACTTCGGTTTGTAGTTTCAAATATAGGTTGCGCTGTAAATTTGCTATGTTAACAATGTTATGGGCTATGCCGTCCTCTACTACTCTATGCTTAACGCTTACGCTGGTATTATACCTAATAGTATAATTTACAATTTGCTTATGTTCTCGGCGGTCCGCGTTTACATTCTCATTACCAGACTGCGCCTCTACACGCTCAGCCCATGCGGTAGCGTATTCGGTCCAAGTCTGCAACTTCTCCCCAGTGTTCGTGTCTATTGTCTCGGTGTAACTTTGTAGGCTCACCAGTACATCCATAGCCCCTGCATTCATTATACTAAAATTTGTATTTTATACGGGTCTAACAAATAATGGAAGCCAAACTCTAACGGGCTTTGTATAGTTCCAGTTACAATAGCCTGCCTATTGTCGTAATACTGAGCAATTAACAAAAGTGCCGCGTGCTTTATTGTCATTGGGAAAATAGTGTCAGGGTCTACGCTAGAAGTTCCAACTGGGTTAAACCCTTCTGTTAGTTCTACTATGTATTTAATCCCGTCGTCTGTTACCAATGTCGGCGCTGTTTCTATAAAAATGTTACGACTGTATAGGCCCATAGGCTCAGGGCTAGCAATCCAATCCGCAGGGTCGTAGGCTGTAATTGCGTTGCTGTCACTAATATAGAATACATTTGTTACAGACAAGCAGCGCGTGTTTAAACGCAAGTAGTTGCCGCTGGGTATATTGGTCCCGTTAAGGGGGTTAACTAGCGCAGGCTGCCCCGTAAAGCCGTCGAAGCCATAGCGTGCCGTAGCCTTACGAATAGAATAGCCAAGGTAATTACTGCAAGCCTCCACAGCCATAGCAATAAGCCCGCCTATGTAGGTGTCGTCTGCGCTGCTTGTTACGCGCAGGTGCTGCTTAGTTTCTGCTAGTGTTATGTAGTCAGTAGCGGCGTTAGCGTAGGCGGTATAGTGGCGTGCAATAAACATTTTTTATTCGGCGTCTAGTTCGGTTTCTGGGTTCACTGTCTTAGCCTTTTTTACTGGCTTGCTAGGTGAAGTAAGCGCTGGAATTTCAATAGCTACGCCTGCCTCGATTAAAAGCATGGCTTGCTTGGTTTCCATAATTACCTCCTCGCCCGCGTTGTAGGAGAGGTTAAACTGCCCAGAAGGGTTAGCAATAAATTTAATTTTCATATTAGCCCAAGGGTGGCGCAGTCAAGGCCACCCTTAGCACTCGGTCTTTAATGACTCCGAGCAGTCAAGTTATTAGGCTACAATGTCCTTACAAACTGCGAAGGCAGTAGGCTGCAACAAGTTACAATCCAAGTAAGCGTTAAGCACTACATTGGTTAAGCCAGCAGTAGCGCCGCTATAAGGGTCTACTGTCAACTCCATACCACCCCAAGAGGCGATAGCCATTTTGCTAAAGTCTCCAAAAATCATAGCAGACAAGGTGCTGCTAGAACCTTTTGACAAGTTAGAAGGTACCAAGGTAGAAGTAGAAACTGGGTAACCGTTCAAGTCGAAGCCACCAGCGGGCCAAATAAAGTTACCTTCAACACCAGAAGATTGGCGTGGAATAGTCTGCAAAGCAGCTTTTACCTTTGGGTTAGTCAAGTAAGCAACACCTTCACCGTTAGCGTTTTCTACGGCCTTCATCAAGTTAACAACATCGGCCCAAACTGGAGCGATACCGTTAGCGTTAGTAGCGTTAGAAGTCGCGCCGCCTGCAAAAGTTACATTTACATTGGCGTTGGCAATAATACCAGTAGGCTCGTTAGAACCACCGCCCTTAATAGCAGCAGTTTCCAAAGACTGAGCCATAGCGTTAAGGAGCCAGTTTCTTACATAAGCGTCAATGCTGTTAGAAGACTGAAGCATCAACTGGTTAGAAACTTGAATGTAAGCGGCCAAACGCTTAGGGCTAAATGTGATTTTAGAGAAGGCAGGGCTCTTTTCAGTAGCAGAACCGTTCTCAGTATTCCATCCAGCAGAAGGCACAGTGCTAGCAGTTGGCATGTCCAAGTTACCTACCAAGCCAGACAACTGCTGCACACCCAAACCGCGCAAAACAGTTTTAGGCAACAATACATCAATAATAGAACCTACTGAGGTTTGAACATTCACGCCACCCTCAGAACCAGCAGAACCGCCAGTTACAGACATGTCGCGTTTGAAAACTTCGCTAGGCACTTTCATAGAGTGAGCAGAAACAGAAACACCAGAACGCTGGAACTCAGCAGCAGCCATAGAGTTGAACTCAGCCTCTACACCTTCGCGACGGCCAGTAATAGCCATTTCCATAGCACGCTTAAAGCTGTACTGTTCTTTCATGTTTTCCTTTTCCTTCTCTTCGCTACGGCTAGCAGAGTGGCCAGCAGCCTGAGCGGCCAAGTTTTGCAACTTTTCCAAGGTTTCTACCTCAGCCTTAATCGCACCCAAGCGGGCTTCGATTTCGGTCAAGCGGTTGGTTTCACTGTCAGCCATAGAGCGGGCTTCCTTCTCGATGGTGGTTTGCAAGGTAGACAACTCGCCGAGCAAGCGTCCACGCTCTTCTTTCAATGCTTTAATTTTATTCATGGTTTTTTTGTTTTTGTTTTATAAATTTTCATAACGCAGTAGCGCAAGTTTTAAAATGTCGGCTGCTGCTTGGCTTTGCTTGGCGCTTTCTATTTCGCGCTCTTCGTCTCTCATTGCTACAATGCTGCGGGCGTCGGCCTCAGTGTCAGCGTAAGCGGGGTAAGTAACTGGGCTAACATCGTAGAGGTCCTCTATAACAGTAATAGTTCTTTTGCCCATTGTGCCGTATTTTGTAGAGTCGCTCCACTTCTGCTCCTTAATGGTAAAAGCAAAACTGCTCTGCGTAATGTCGCCGCGCATAATGCTTCTAACTACTGACATGTGAGTAGGGTTCTCGTAGTCTGGCACCCATGTATACTCTAGGTTTCCGTCACCATTTACAAACACATTACAAGTGCCTGACAAAGTACGGCCTAGAATTAACTCGGCTTCATGGTTAAACAAACAGCGGATGTCGTATTCTTTGCTTAAGGCATAGTCAAACGCGCCGCGCTCTATAACCTCCTCGAAGTAGCCAAGGTCAGTAACTGAGTTAATTACAGCAGCAATGCCGCCAATTTCTTTAGGCATGTTTTCGCCTTCGCTTCGTGCTATGACGGTGCCAGTAAATGTTCTGCGCTCTTGTTTCATTATATTACCTCGGTGTTATTAACTCCGTCTGGGTTATTGTTTTTGTCTGCGGTACTCATAAGCTGCGCTATTTTCGCATCCATGTAAGCGTTAATCTGGCTGCTTGGCATTAGGTTGCTTTCAATTAAATACTCGTCGCCGCCGTCGAAGCCGTTAGCGTCCTCAAACATGCGGGCTTCGTTTCTAGAGAGCCAGCCGCCGCGAATGCCTTTATTATAATAGTCTGCGCGCTCATTGGCGCTGGCTCTCAAAAGTGAATTAAAGTTAAATTTAAAATAATAAGTTAACTTGTCGCTTTCGGTCAGCAACTTGCGGGCTAGTTCCTGCTCTATGTTAATAGCATAACTTGCCAAGGTGCGAGCGTAGAAATCTTGGTACTCTTGCTCTACGCTAGACTTAATGCCGCCCGCTGCCCCAATCATGGAAGCAGGAACGCCAAAAATACGGGCTATTTCCTCTGCGCTAAATTTGCGAGTTTCTAAGTATTGGGCCTCCTCTGGGCTAAGGCTCAGCTTCTCCATTTTAATGCCGTTAGGCAAAACGGTAGAACGACTGGCCCCGTCTATAACATCGTCTAGACTTTTCTTTAATGGAACTGCCTGCTCTGGCTTTATTTGCGCGTCGCTTGTTAGCAAAAACTTAAGCACTCCGTTTTTATAAACGCCAGCGCTTTGGCTAATTGCTGCCAAGTCAATACCCAAAGTTTCAGCATGCACGACAATAGGCGACAAACCTACTAGCGGGTCGTCACCGCAAAGCCCTTTAAAATGCAGCATGTCAGTAGCAGGCACAATAGAAGGGAATCCCTTAAGGTTTATTTTGTAAAAT